TTAACACAATCTTCAAGCGAATCAACAATAGGATCAAGCGATGACAACGAAGAATCTACAAGCGCAAGCGTTTGCTTGCCTTCAAACAACAGGTGTTTATCTTTCCACTCTACAAGCACAAAAGAATTTTTGGGATGCATGACATGAAACGATACTTGATGAGGGGACAGGCGAGCTCTATTGCCGTTAGCTACTTTAAGTTCTACTGTGAAAAAGTTGCAGTTATTATTATAGCCCAGTAAATCGGGAGTGCCAAGTAAACTAAGATTTTCAAGTCTAGTCCAAGTAATTTTTTTAGATATATTTTTAATCTTTCCATATAATTTTCGCTCAGGTTTCAAAGCTAACTAGGGCTCCTATTCTGGATTTGTTTGAGCGATAATTATCTTTTCAGTTGTAGGTTTTAATACAACACGAATAGAAGGTTGTCCAATAATATTTGATTCTTGCACTTCAATTCTTCTAATCTCTTCTAGATGATTACCCACCTGCATAAAGACACGGGCAGTCGATACTGCATTGCCCTTTTTTCCGTCAGTAAATTGGTCTAAGTATTCCTGTAGATGTTTAACAAACATTATTGACTTTATAGGATAGTTATCTTACATTGTCAAACATGGGTGTACCAAAAAGACTTACAGAAATGCAACGCAAATTCGCTGAGTTATTAGTATTCGGTGATAATGGCAAAGCACTTACAAAGACAGAAGCCGCTAGATTAGCAGGTTTTAGTCCCAATAGATGCAGACAGGAAGGGTACGAATTAACAAACCCTAAGATACACCCTCTAGTTGTGGACTATATTGGAAAGCTTAGAGAGGAGAAATTACAAAAATACATGGTGACATTTGAGAGTCATATAGCAGAACTAGATCGCATCAAAGAACTGGCACTTAAAAAAGGTAGCTTTTCTTCTGCGGTAAATGCAGAAACAAATAGGGGTAAAGCGGCAGGTTTATACATAGATCGTAAAATTATTAAGACTGGTAAACTTGAAGATTTAAGTGAATCAGAACTAGAAAATAAAATGAAACAGATACTGGAAGATTATGCACCGCTGTTAAATGCAAAACAAATTGAAGGCGAAGTTATATCTTCTGAATCTTCTTCACCCACTGTCGAGGAATCATCGTCCGATCCCCAAAACTAATTTCATCACTATCTTTATCATAAGAAGCAAATAACTTTATGTGTTCTTTGGTTTTTTCATATAACCAACCTTCATTAATAGGCTTAGCTAATTTCATTCTATCGAACTCTTTTTCAGTAGCCCAGCCCGAATCACTCACACAGTCGATCCACTCCACTCGGACTTTTGGATAAGGTATATCGGGAGTTTCTATTGAGGCAATTGCTTTTCGTCTTTTCCTAGGCATAAGCTCTTCTATCACCCCTATAAGAGATATACCAGATAAATCACCTATTAAAAATCAGCTTTACGCGCGCGCGAAGGCACTACTAACTGTATATTTGACATAAATTTATGTCACAAAATAAATTTCTGTCACTGTTTTTGTCAACACTTTGACTAGTAAAATCAACACTTTTAGTTCATTTTGACAAAAAGACAAAAATATTTTATGTTTTTATTTTTCATCACTAATTTATCTGTGAGATCTCTTATATATTGTCTATGCCTCTTTTTTGCCATAATGTCGACGCATTGCTGCCATCTTATCTTCGGCCGATGAAATTTTTCGTAACAATCCGTCAACTTCACCAGTAATATCTATATGTTCTGGTATAATCATAGGCCTATCAACTAACGTACTAATCTTAAATTTAGCATCAGCAATCTCAGCCTCATATCTAGCTACCATTACTTGATATAATTTATCCTGCATTAAAATCCTCCTTCGTTATGTTTACTTTTGCTTTCTCTTTTTCATCAAAGATTAGGTCATGATACATGTCTAATCTCTTCAAAAACTTATGTTTCCAGCTTCGTAGTTCGTGATCCGTGAACGAAAATTCCTGATAGAATAAGTCAGGTGTACATACCATTATTATACCTTTACGAATCTCGGATCCGTAAACATGATCATGTGCCATTGCATAAGCTGCGATCTGTAAATAATAATCTTCTATCCAATCTTTATTCTTTGGTTTATTAGCCTGTTTAAAATCTACGATAGTTTCTACACCATCATGTAGACAAACGAGATCAGTAGACCCAGCATACAGCCCAGGATAATGTAGCATGACTTCACTACCATACCACTCTTCAACTGGCGCAAGACCCACTTCAATAACTTTTTCGGCCATGGGCTTCGCCTCCTGTCCGATCCCTGTAAGATCATCGTACCCAGTGCCGAGTATATAATGCTCCAAGAATTTGTGCATGGAAGTTCCCCTCCTACTACTAAGATTCTTGATTCGTTCTGCTTCTTGTTCTCCAACTTTGGCCTTCCATTTCGTTAAAAAAGATTTATCTTTGGTGGCTCCTAATATAGTAGTCACAGACGGAAGTCTATAACCATTTATATCATAGATCCGTGATCCGTTGTTGTTGATTTGTTTACCAGTATGGTATTTATATTTACTCTTAAACTTTATCGATTTACCAATATTATGGTACTCTTCTATATCTTTATCATTCATCATTTTTTTCTTCTTTTTTTATTTCTCCATGGACAAACTCTTCAGCATTATCGTCCGTTACTTTTTTAAATATTTCATCATATCTTTTACGATACAAATCGTTGGAAACCCTTGATTTTCCGTCCCATTTTGGCTTTTTATTTTTATTCATTTTATATTATTTATTACGTAATATATTATTAACAAACCTATTAACAAGCATACCATGTTATAGGCAAGCATACCGAATCCATATACAGCGGTCATAGTTTTTCCTTTAATTCTTCAAGATATTTTTCTTCTTCAGTCTTTTCTTTTTTTACCATACTTTTTCTAACTTGACTCAAAGGTGCTGAATCATGGACATTACCGCTAACAGATATTCTTACACAGTCTGATTGATAAGGACTAACCCAATGTTTCAACCACGCAGGAAATATAAACATATCTCCTTCTTTCGGAAAGAAAGAGGCATAAGTCACACAGTCTCTAATACCTTCGCCATACATAAACTGTATACCTCCTGGTCCACAGCTTTTACCTTTATAAGCTTCGTTCTCTTTTTTTAATTTATTAGGTATCGATAAATATATTACAAACGATAGTTTACCGTCGTGATCATGTGGTGGGTTAAATTCATATTGACGTTGAAAGTTGGCCCACAAAGCAGTTAAAGCATACTCTGGTTTATGTTCATATTTTTTATTTTGATAACGTTGAAAGCATTCATCATACACACCTAAATACGGTGACAGATAAGGTATAATTATATCTCTTTGTTTATCATTGTATCCACGTTCTTTTTTAATTTGCCCTGCTAATCTATGTTGAAAATCTATTTCAGTTTTCATAGCTTCATTCAATAAAACTTTTTTAAAATTATCTAATATTTTTAATTTAACAACACAAGGGCCCCAATTTAGTGAGTTAACCGATATTTTTACTCCCACATCATCTCCTTTCGCATTTTATATTCATCTATGTTTACTACGTTTTGATCAGCACCAAACTCAGGTTGATAATGATCAATGACTTGTTCTATCTTATATAATTTAACTTTTGCATCGGGCCAAAGTAATTTACAGACAGAAAAACAATCTCTAAACGTACATCGCCAACGCCATTGAGTTTTAAATCTACCCCCTGATTTTGTTTTACCTTTTACATTTCTTTTAATTACAGTGCCAACACCTAAAATTTTGTGAACCCAACGTATGACATTTTCATCTGTCATGGATATTTCCATACTAATACGCATAGAATTAGACATTCTATAACCTTTACCTTTATGTTTCTTTTTCTTTTCCAACCCTCTTCTGATATGCAAACTACCCTCACCATCGAATAAACCTGCAATATAACTTATATCATTTTCCTTTATCATTTTGAATTACCCATTTTGCTGTTGATGTCCAAGGATCAAAACTATCAAAATCTATTCTAGTGCAGTTTGTTAGGATCAAAACCATCGTCAATAAGATTATTATTCTCAATAGTTTCATAGAACTCTCCCTCTGAATCACAATCCCAACATTGATGTACCTGACTATTATCTCTAAAGTCTATTGATGTATCGCCTGTAGCAACTCTAATGTATCCGTTGCCTTTACATGTTGAACATATAATTCTTTTAAGTCTATTTAATTTTAATTTTACCATTTAGTTTCTTAGCTTTTTCATTTGCTATTGCCTCAATAGTTTTTGATACAGATAGTTTTGCATCGGGCAATAATACCTTTGATAACGCTTCTAAAACCCTATATGTTTCTTTGGTTAAAGAAACGTTTTTATATTTACTCATGTCTGTCATGATTGGTTCCTTTCATATTTGTGGGTTAATATAGGATAATTTATAGGATTGTCAATGAAAATATTGCTTAGTTTAATAATTTGTTCACAGGTTGCAGGTACTTGTATGCCACCTTATGAATGGCCTGAAACATTTAATACATCCTATGATTGTTTAAAATTTGGGTATGAAGAATCCTTAAAAAAAATAAAAGAAATTGGTAGAGAAGATATTAACAAATATAACATGTATGTTAAATTTACCTGCATTCCAACAAATACTATTTGACATACACAATTTGGAATGATAACAGGAGATTATCTCATCATCATAACCTACTCCCTCTTTTCCCTCTTTGGAGTAGGTGTTTCTTGATTCCACATCCACAGTAAAAGAACCGCGGGTAATAATAAAATACTACTTACAAATACAGCCA